TCCATTCTTACATTGTGGTGATCACCACCAAGGACGATCTCCAGGATTTCCTACCGACAAAGAACTTGATAAGTTTCTTGACGATCTAGTAACTAAGCATGCTAATGGTAGAAAACTTATAGTTCAACTAAGTGGTGGCGAACCTACGTTACATCCAAGATTACCCGACATCATAAGAAAACTAAAACGCCATGATGCATATGTTGGGATGACGACTAATGGTTCAAAACCAGAAGACTTTTGGAGAAACATTCTCCCACTCAATGGAGTGACAATATCTATTCATCCAGAGTTCACTAAGATCGATAGAATAAATAGAATATCAAGAATCATCTTAGAATCTAAAACTAGATTAGAGTTTAATTTAAGTTGTGACCCAAACAATTGGGAAAAGATGAAGGAAATGTATGATCAGTTAGATGATGACCTGAAGTACAAAGTTAATCCAAAAATTCTTGAGTATCTAACAGAAGATTCGCTTAAAGAAAAACATAAACCTCTAGTAAGAATGAACTATGAGTACGAAGAACAACAAAAAGAATGGATGTCGTCCATAGTAGAACGAAAGAAACAAAACTCGCAAAAAACTGCGGAAACTTCAGCTAATCAATTTCCATCATCGAAACTAGTTTTCTCAGATGGATCTACTCTTCCTCTGATAGGTAATGCTAATCTAGCTAAAATGAATTTGAATGGTTGGAACCAAATGAAGGGTTGGAAGTGTAATGTTGGATCTGAATCAATCAATATCTATTCCAACGGCGAAGTTTGGGCTGGGATATGTAAATCTAAATTCCTTGGTCACATATGTACCTTTGAATTAGAAAAAGACCACATTGTGTGTCAAGTTCCTTATTGTCTTAGCTCATCTGATCTAAAGGTCAATAAGAGAAAAATTGGACTTTCATGATCTACCTAGAAGTCGTCCAACAGGATATCTTCTGCTGTAGATAAAACTGCTAATTGCATTCTTGAACGCGATCTTATCGTACTTCTGTTCGTTATATGCTTTGAGCTCTTTCATGAGATCACGTCCGAAATGCTTGACGCCTAATGTATCGTACAACTTGAACTCTGGATTTATCGCTTTCGGTTTTGGTGCAGTAAATGTAGTAGGATTCCAGTCGGGGTAGATTATAGAGCAAAACATACGCTCTAGGTCTCCTCCGTCTGAGAATCCTGATCCAGGCATAAAACTATCTTGTACTCGTTTCGATTTCATTGATACGAACTTCTGGTAGAATAGGTCGTCCGACTCAAATCTTTTCTTGATTAACTGTGACTGTTTGATAGGAATCAGAGGAGCATCTGGCGACCAAAAGAAGTTCTCGATGGTTGTGAAGTTATCTACCTTCTTTGTATTGAAATTGCTAACTGTTTGATATGCAATATCATAGAACTGAAAAAACAAACGATTATCAATCATAGTCAGAGTTGGTTTCTCGAATCCTCGAACTATCCCCACATTATCTTTGCTAATCACCTGCTCATTATAGTTCAGCATGTGATACTGAAAAGACCTCACCATTTTAGGAACGATGAAGCAAGAGCTTTTCAGTCCTCTAGAGTTAATTCCCAACATATCAAATGTATTGCTCTCGTACTGCTGATGAACAAAATCTGACGAGTCGATTAGATTAATCTTCGTGTTCTTAAGATCATCTGCATGTTTCTTCAGGAACGGTTCAACAGCTAAATGATATTCCATGAACTGCGACAGTTCTGCGTCACTAAGCAACATCTTCTTATCAAGTTTGCTTATACTTTTTTCGTGGTGATACACTTGTATTTCGTCGATATGAATCTTGTTCTTAATGAACGCCATAAGCATTTGAGTAGAATCACTACCGCCAGAAAACGTAAGAATAAGATACTTGTATTTGTTTCTTAGCTGTAAAGCTCTATGCTTGTACAGCTGCGGTAATGTGAATACGATTGGATCTTTCCAATCAAAAGACTCGAAAATGTGATCATGATAGTAGAATCTAAACGTTCCATCGTATTCCTGATTATCAAGCAGAAATTGCAAAGCCTCTTCTCGACTATAGAACGCATGTTCTCCATAAGTATAATGGCCATAAGGAGAATCAACAACGGGATTAATAATCATGATTGAATGCCTAGTTCTCGGTGATAGTATTGCAGTTGGAGTTGGTCAACATAAGCCTGAGTGTGCTATTATAGCGAAGATTGGTATTAACAGTAGAAAATGGCTCGAGACTTATGGTAATCATCCTACGGTCACGAAACCATATAAAGTTGTTGTTATCAGTCTTGGTTCAAACGACTATCGTTCATATCTGTCTGAAGGACTCTACGACGTTCGTATTAAGATCAAAGCTGACATGGTCGTCTGGATCCTTCCTAGTTTGACTCTGAAACCAGTTCAGAGAGCGATGATCAAAGAGATCGCGAGTGAATTCCAAGATAAGATAATCGACACAGCTGTTTATCAAATGTCACCCGACGGAATCCATCCTACTGGGCGCGGATACATTGAAATTAGTAAGGCGATTAATAATCTCAGAAACAGGTAGAATCTCATCAACGACAGACATACCTGCGCCCATGAATAGATGACCGCCGTTTCCTAGTACGCCTAGCTTAAGACTAGCTGAGTGGTTTGAGTTATCTTTACCTTCGTACTTATTGAAGACGAACGCATTCTGACTCATTCCTTCACACATAAGATTATCTAGCTTTCTTTTGTTGTTTGCTATGATTTCTAGCTTAGAGCTCTTAGCCACTAAACTTTCTTCAGACAAAGCGAACAACGTACCGATTCCTACAGCCGCGCAACCAATCTTCATGTAAGTATAAACGTCTTCAGCTGTACATATTCCTCCAGAAGGGATTATGGCTTTACTTGGATAGTTTCTAACTGCCTTATATGAGATCACTTTCAATGAAGAAGTTTCATCGTGAACTTCAGTGTTGATTTTACCTGCGCCTTCTCTACCTTTGATGATAAGCCCATCCATGATAGGAATGCTTGATTTAAATCTATGCATGATATCTTTGGGATAAGAGATGCTCTTCACTAAGATCTTCACTCCCATCTGCTGAAACTCTTGCATTCTTTGTAAGTAGATTTGCTCTTGACTCATTTCATAATGAGTATCGTTCTTACTCATGATCAACATTTCTATATGTTTTATCTTATATTTTTTGTACAGTTCATATAGAAAGTCGTACTGTTGACTGAGGTGAAAGTCAGTCATACTAATAACGATATTGCTAGAATTCGTTTCGCTACAGAACTGATATACATCTTTGATTAAATCATACTTGTTGAAATACTTCCCCATCCCTTTCATATAATTAGGAAGAGAAAAGCTGGGGACCGCTCCTGCTTTACTCACAGCAATCGCTAAGTTCACGTCAGACACTCCATTCATAGGAAGACACAGAATAGGGTGTTTGGTTTCAAAGAAGTTATTGTGTCGCAACATAGAACTATATAGCAATGATGAAGAATATGAATCTTGATGAAGTCCGTGATTTCATTCGCAACACTTCTGAACAAACTTGCATTTACATTGGAGCTGACTCCGAACGATACTGCGGAAAAGATAATCTGTGGTATGCTGACTACACGTTGGCTGTCGTAATTCATTATGACGGATCACGTGGCTGCAAGGTGTTTGGTAAGATGGAGACTGAACGTGACTTTGATCAGCGTATGGATCGCCCTGCGTATCGCCTTATGAATGAAGTTTACAAAGTCGCACAGCTGTACATGGATCTAGCTGAAGCGATTGGAGATCGACATGCTGAAGTTCATCTTGATATTAATCCTGATGTTGTTCACGGTTCTAGCTGTGTGGTTCAGCAGGCGGTCGGCTACATTCGGGGAACGTGCAACGTGGTGCCTCGTGTCAAGCCTGATGCTTTTGCCGCTTCTTATGCTGCTGACAGACTAAAGGAGATTCTAGCTGCATAAGATTCTTGTCTTCTCAGACTTCTTCGATGGATATATCAAGAGCGCGTCTTCTTTTCGACTTTCATACGAGTTGAGAAAAGACGGCTTTGATATAAAGCAAATCCATCACTTCATTCATTTTACAGACGAAGAACTAGAACTAATCATTCGCGACTTTGCTGCTAAAGGTGGCAAAGTCGTTTGCATTAGCACGTCATTCATCGCGCAAAGAATACCACCTGCTCTGAGAATGAACTCGGAGCGACCTGGCGGAATCATGTGGGGCGTTTCTCCTAAAGGAATCGACGTCTACAAGAAACTCTTACAGATATGCAAGGTGGCAAAACTAATATGTAAATGTAAAGTTGTGATGGGTGGGTGGGAAATCGAGAAAAGGAAGTTCTATTCAAGCAACATGAAATCATGGGGCTTAGACGTTTTGCGACATGTTGTAGATTGTTTCGTCGAAGGATATGGTTCTAATGTAATCAAAAAGATTGCACTAGACCAACCAATCAAAACTGACCAGAACAAACTTATTCAGAGTGACGCCATCATAGACTTTTCCGATATGTCATCTGCGCCTATTCTAGCAGATAATATCGAGCAAGGCGAAAGCCTAATGTTCGAGATAGCGTCTGGTTGCATATTCAGCTGTCACTTCTGCAACTTCGGTTCGCTAGGTAAAAAGAAAAACGAATACATGCGTTCTTACGAATCGCTGAAAACCGAACTCGTATCAAACTACGAGAACTTCGGGACGCGCATGTATAATTTAACAGATAACATCGCGAACGACTATCTGGAAAAGATGAAATGGCTGGTTCGTATCAAGGACGAAACTGGTATCGACTTCAAATGGTCAGGTTATGTTAGACTAGATACAATCAAGAATCGCGAGCAAGCACAGATTCTAAAAGACTCTGGAATGGTCGGAGCTCTCATGGGCATCGAATCTATGACTCCATCTGTAGGCAAGTATATCGGCAAGATGACTGATGGAGAACGAATCAAAGATCTGCTAAGAATGTGTCGCGATGTATGGAAAGACGATGCACTGATCTATGGTATGTTCATCGCTGGGCTTCCCACAGAAACCAAAGAAATGACCATCGAAACATTTTCGTACCTGACTTCTGATGAAGGACGCGATCTCATCGACTCGTTTAAGTTTAGTCGTCTGGCTATTGAAGGTGATTTGGATAACAAGAACGAAATCAATAAAGCCAGAAACGGACCATTCCGTGATTATGAAGTGCGATCTGCATCAGACTGGACTAGTCCGTGGCATAACTCAGCAGAAATCGAAAAGATAACGAATCACATAAATCATTACGAAAACCAAAAGACTGATATCAACGCCCACAATATATCCCAGATATGCAATCTAGGATATACGCCAGAAGAAGCCATCTCGTTGGCGCGATCTGGTATGAAACGTGGCGATTACGACTATTACGCCAAGACTTCAGCTAAATATCGCGATTATAGGAGTCGTATTATGGCTGAAATTAGTTCTTGACAATTGACCCGTTTGGCCATATAATGAATATTGTCAACAGGGGTCAATATCATGGCTATTCTGCCCGCCTACTATACCACCAACAACACTCGTAAACGTAAGGCTCGTAAGCCCACTCAGTCCATGATTGAGTCTCAGCGTCTTACTCAGGAACTGCTTGCTAAGGTTGGTTATCGTAAGCCCGCGAAGACTAACAAGAAGTTCACATATTCACTCGCAGTAGAATCTAATGCTGCACCACTGTCTAATACGATTCCAGGCGGTGTAGCTGCAAAGCGTGACTTGCGCACTGAACACAAGTGGAAACGTGACTGCGAAGAGAAGCCTGAGACTATCAAGGCTATCGAAGAAAAGGCTATGCGCGTTGCTCCTGCATACAATAAGGGCGCCGTGCAGTATATCACTGACGAAACTGATGCTAAGTATATTGGAAGGAAGATATGAAGAAGCTCATTGTTGCAATATCACTGCTACTATCTAGTGCTACTTATGCACAGGAGCAGGTAGAAGTCGTCACTCGATTTTCTGCTGTCTCTATCGTAGGGCAGAATATCATTTCGCTTGTTGGCGCAATGAACGAGACTCAGAACAAATATGAGTTTCGTTTCTCCAGCATTCCTGGCGCTGAGGGTGAAACAGCATATAAGTCCGGCTTCGCTAAGTTCGGCGCAGGAAGTAAGATCATCTTCATCTCATCTGTATCGGACTTCACGTTCGGTAAACTGACGAACCATGCAAAGCGTGAGTGGAGTGAGGATGACCTCACTTTCGTTTCTGGGCTTTTCAATTCTTATCCAGCAGTTCTGGTACGCAACGACTCACCGTTCAATACAATCGAAGAGCTGGTCGCGCATCTCCGCAGTAAGCCTGAATCATATATCTCAACCAATGTTAACGCGAGAGGCAATCTGTATCTCGGTCAGGTATTCAAGAATCACTACAAGTTAGATAATCTCACGACTCTTAGATATGGTCCTATTCCAGATATCATGGCTTCTGTTGTGAGAGGCGAGTCAGATTTAACAATCTTCGCTATCAACGATATGCCTTCACTGAAGCCTATCCTTATTGTATCTGATAAGAGAAGTGAGCTGTTTCCGAACGTTCCTACCACTGTCGAGAAAGGTTTGCCAGCCATGCTCGTAAACTCGTTCTCATTTATCACTGCGCCTAAACAACAAACACAGCTCATCGCTGACTTGCGCAATATCATGGCTAAGTTGTGTAAAAACGACGAATTCAAGAAAATTATCTTGACAAGACGATACGAAGTGAGTAATATGTGTATCGGAGAAGAACAAATCCGTATGCGTATCAATACAGAATTTGAGCGAATCAAGGAGAATGTAAAATGATCTGGTCTAAGTCTGAACTGTCTGAAGTGTTGCGTTCTGCTAAATTGGAAGTGTCCTTCATTAAGAAGGATGGAACTGGGCGTGTTATGTACTGCACACTGCAGGAAAAGTATCTGCCTCCTATGATGGAAGATACCGAAACGGCAACTAAGGATAATCCTGACTTGCTCGCCGTTTGGGATATAGATAATGATGGATGGCGTTCTTTTCGCTTGAGTTCAATTGTTGCAGTGAAGGTGATTAATGACTAAACTGAATATCACTGGTCTTAAGGAATCTGCGCAGCAGATGGTTGCTGGACCAGCCAATAACGGCACATACGAGCATATCGGTTCGCAAGGCGGGACCGAACAGATGGTAGCTGGTCTTCGTCAGCGTTTACCAGCAGAGCTTCTAGATCAGTTCAATATCATCTGCTCGCGCGTGCGCGAAGAAAGTATTGATCCAAACAAGAAGAACATTCTTTGGCTACACGATACATGGGATGATCCAGAGTCGCAACACCTCAAGGATCCTAAGAGCCTTGAACGTTTCGAGAAGCTTGTATTCGTTTCACACTATCAGCAATCAACGTATAATCTTGGGCTTGGCGTTCCTTATGATAAAGGTATCGTGCTTCAGAACGCCATCGTTCCTATCGAGGCTCACGATAAGCCTAAGGGAACAATCAATCTAATCTATCATACTACGCCTCATCGTGGGCTTGAACTTCTGGTTCCTGCAGCTGAAGCTCTTGCTAATCATGGGATTGACTTTCATCTAGACGTGTATTCTTCGTTCAAGATTTATGGCTGGGAACAACGCGACGAGCCATATCTCGAGCTCTTTGAGCGTATCAAGAATCATCCTAAGATGACTTATCATGGTTTTCAGCCAAACTCTGTGATTCGCGAAGCTCTCAAGAAGGCGCATGTGTACACATATCCGAGCATCTGGCCAGAAACTTCTGGTATCTCAGTGATCGAGGCTATGAGCGCCAAGTGTAACGTCATCTGCCCAACATTGGCTGCACTTCCCGAAACATGTGCCAACTTCGGTATCATGTATCCGTGGAACGAGAACAACAATAAACACGCCAACATGTTCGCTGGTATTCTAGCCATGGTTATCAAGGACTATTGGGCGGAGTTTAATCAACAGCGCCTAGAATATCAAAAGATGTATTTCGACAACAATTACAACTGGGATTTGCGCGCCAATCAATGGAATGATTTCCTAAATTCCTTGGCTAGGAAGGCTTGACAATCGCGTTTCGATGTGGTATGATTAGTCATAGTGAAAGGAGTCATATATGGCTAAGAATCTGCTAAAGGCTGCTCCACCCAAGAAGCGTCGAGTAATCACTCCGCGTGGCCTCGACGCCAAGTATCTTGGCGAAGAACCGACATGGGACGGTCAGGAGTCGTTGACCACTGCTGAACTCGAGTCTCGCATTGGTTCGGCATACAACTGGTACAACTACTTCTACGAGCCTAAAGAAGGTCGTCGCTATCTTCTTGACTACATGGCTGAGTATGGTATGTCGAAAGCCGCTATGGCTTTGATTACTCGCATTCCTGATTCTAAGTTGAGCAGCACTATGTGCAACACTGCTCGCATGTTGACTATGGGTCTCGAGCACCAGCGCATGCGCGAAAAGCTCGAAGACTATCTGGTCAATATCATTGAAACAGCTGCAGAACAGGCTAAGAAAGAAAAGGCAGCTGCGGCTGCATCAGCTAATCTCCCCGAGATCGTTCACAATCCAGCATCAGACTTAATCGCGTCTATCGAAGAGATGCTCGACAACGACTATCTGTTCGACGAGTTCTATAGCTGGTTGAAGGCTAAGAACGTGAAGCCCGCGCAAGCTCGCGCCATTGCTGACTATTACAAGCCGTGGGCTGACGAGCTGGAAGAAGCACAGAAGACCAAAGATGCTGACCTGAAGTATGCCTATCGCCACATGAGCAAGAAAGAGCTCGCGATGCGCGTTGCCGTCATGCGTGGTATCATCAATGATTGTGAGTCACTTGTGTCCAACAATCGTAAGTCGGTCACGAAGAAGCCTCGTAAGACTAAGCCTAAGTCAGCCGACAAGCTCGTATCTAAGATGAAGTTTCAGATGGAACACAACGAGCTCAAGATTGTGTCGATTGATCCTACGAAAATCATCGGCGCTCATGAGCTCTGGGTGTTCAACACTAAATACAACGTCTTGACTCATTACTGTTCAGACGAAGGCTTTAGTATCAAGGGAACGACCCTACAGAACGTGAAGGATACGTCTAAACAGAAGAAGCTGCGTAAGCCAGCTGACGTCCTTCCTAGTATCACCTCAAGCACTTCTAAAGCTGCTGAACGTGCGTTTGATGCACTCAAGACGAAAGAATCGGTTCCTAATGGAAGAATCAATGAGTTCACGATCATCCTCAGGGCAGTCAAATAACAACGTCGTGATGTTCCCTAAAAAGAACATCAGGTTAGTAGCACCTGTAGAGGATGAGGCCGCGCGAGAAGCGACTCGTCGTGCATACATCGATGAGGTCGTCGAAGCCTATGCTACACATTTGGCTAACAAACTAGCACAGCAAGGCTTCGACGTTTTCAGTAAGAACTTCGACAAGCACTATGGCTTTACAATCGAAGCCTTGCGTTCGACGCTTCTGATGACTATGGATTTAGATCATCCGTTCCAGGAAGTTGTAGAGCACACCGTCAAGACTATTGGCGAGATTGATGCAGACAACGATGACGATGAGTATGACCCGGCTTGACAATCGCTCGCAGATAGTATATTATACTATCATGCAATGGAGTTCGTTATGATTCTCGTGGACTTTAGCCAAGTCATGATTTCTAATATCATGATGCAACTAGCCAATAATGAAAGCAAGCTCGAAGAGGACATGGTTCGACACATGGTCCTCTCAAGTTTGCGTCTGTACAAACGCAAGTTTGGTGCTGAGTATGGCGCGCTTGTTATTTGTGCAGACGGTCCTAATTGTTGGCGCAAAGAAGTGTTCGCTCACTATAAAGCTGGTCGTCGTAAGGCTCGTGAGAAGTCACAGCACGATTGGTCGCTGATCTTTAATGCACTGCACAAGATTCGCGATGAGATCGCTGACAATATGCCTTATGCAGTGTTGCGCTTTGACCGAGCAGAAGCTGACGATATCATCGGTGCGTTGTGTCACGCGCATGGTCAGCACGGCGTAGTCACTGAAAAGATTCTTATCGTATCTGGCGACAAAGACTTCGTTCAGTTGCAGAAGTATGATAATGTGACGCAGTATTCACCAATCATGAAGAAGTTCGTCACGCCTGACGTCAACCCTGAGCGTTTCAAGCAGTATCACATTCTGCAAGGCGACAGCGGTGACGGTGTTCCTAACTTCTTATCAGCCGATGACACATTCGTGTCTGGTTCGCGTCAGAAGCCACTTCCTAAGAAGAAGCTCGAGGAGTGGACGCTCATGCAACCTGAAGATTACTGTCAGGGCGAAATGCTTCGCAACTATCATCGTAACAAGATGATGGTTGATCTTGATTGTATTCCGCAAGAGCTGCAGGAAGAGATCGTGACTACATACAATAACTATGCGTTCAATCCGCGCAATAAGATTTTCGACTATTTCGTGCAGCACAAGCTTCGTCAGCTGACCGAAGCCATTTCGGAGTTCTAATATGATTACAGCTATTCAGATCCTTCTCACAGTTCTCGTGACTGGAGGCTTTGTTATTCTTTCTATGACCTATGTGACGATTGATAAAAAGTCGGTCAAACTAAAGAACTGGTATGATGTTACAACTCGTTTGCTTCTGTTGATTCATGCGTTTGCGCTTCCAGCAGCTATCATCAATCTCATCTGGAGTTACTGACGTGAGTGTAGAGCGCGACCTGTTCATGCTCGAAAAACAGCTCAATGAAATGAAGGCTAAACTCAACAACGCCATCATCGACATGCGTGCAGTAAACTATTATGGCTGGGTCTATGCAGACGATATGCAATCAAGACAATGGGCTCCAGTTCGTTACGAATTACAATACAAACGCCAAGGCGATCCAAACTGGATTGCAGTTCCAGTTGTTGACCGAGATGATATTGATCCCACAATTCCAAATGGAGAGTTAGACGAATGATTGATCTGAATAAGTATGCCGACTTTGTTATGGCGGTGACCAGCCGTGAAAGCCGCGAGTGTCAAGTTTTCATTGACAAGGTGAAACAAATCCACTATGATAAAGATGTTACGATTAACGTATCATTGATGCTTACGGCTATCATTGGCATGACCAGTGAAGCTGGCGAAGCTCAGGAAATCATGAAGAAGGTTCTGTTTCAAGGTAAGCCATTCACTGAGGAAACTCGTGAGCATCTCAAGAAGGAACTTGGCGATGTGATTTGGTACTGGATCAATGCTTGTAATGCTCTTCAGCTTGATCCTAACGAAGTCGTGGCTCAGAATGTGAAGAAGCTTGAAGCTCGCTATCCTGGCGGGAAGTTTGACGCATACTATTCCGAGAATCGTAAAGAAGGTGATATCTAATGTCTAAGCTCGTGGTGGTCGATGTTTTGTCTTCGTTCCGTATGCGTTATGTTGTGCAAGCGAAAAGTGTAGAAGATGCACTTGACGAAGTTGTAATGTGCGAAGGCGATGGCAAGTTCAAGGAGTTCAGTCAGAAGCACATTGACCCAACTGCGGTCATCGACGCACGCGAGATTACAGAATACGAGTATCTCAAATTGTTTGACGAAGATAATGGATATCTTGCGACTTGGTCTGACGAGCAGAAGAAAATGTTTATAAATGTAATTGACTATTACGAAGAGAAGGAGATTGACGATGGCGCTTGATACAAGTAAATGTGTTGCCAACATTATCGCAAAGATTGAAGCTCAGACGACTGTAGATAGACAAGTAGATTTTCTGCTTCTCCACAGCTCGTATGCGCTGAAAGCTGTGCTTGGTTATGGCATGGACCCAGGAGTGAAATGGTTGCTTCCAGCTGGTGATCCTCCGTATCGTGCGCTCGATGAGAGCACAGATCAGGAAGGGCGCTTCTATATTGAATGTAAGAAGCTGATCTACTTCGTTGATAGCGAAGAAGGTCGTCAGGTCAAGCAACTCAAGCGCGAGCAGCTGTTCATTCAAGTTCTTGAGTCTATTGATCCGCGTGACGCCAAACTGTTGCTTCGTATGAAGAATCGTCAGTTGAAGATTATGCCAGAAGCTATCGCTAAGGCGTTCCCAAACATGTGGGAAGCATGGGGTCGTAATGTAGCAACTCCTATCGTTGTACAGGAGGTTCCTGTGATTCAGGATTCTACGTTTCTTCCAGAAGAAGTTCAGGTTCCTGTCAAGCGTGGGCGCGGTCGCCCGAAAGGTTCTACTAAGAAGGCTGTAGCATGAACACTGCGTTTATCATCGGTAATGGCACGAGCCGTAAAGGCTTTGATTTGAAACGACTCAAACCGTATGGAACAATCTATGGATGTAATGCGCTTTATCGTGATTTCCCTGATCACTCTATTCCTGACTTCCTCGTTGCTATTGATGACGGTATTATTGCAGAGATAGAATCGTCGAGCTTTCCATCTAAGCGTTTCATTGTGCCACCGATTGATGAACGTTGGGAACCAGCTGAATGTAACATCGGTCGTCCTCGTAGCAACGCTGGCATGAATGCTATGCGCGAAGCTATCAAAGCAGAGTACAATCAACTCATCTGTCTTGGATTTGACTTTCTTATCAAAGACGATCAGCAGCTGTTGTCTAATCTTTATGATGGCACGGCTAACTATGGTCCAGAGACTCGCGCGAGCGCGAGCGACAATCCTGGACGCGTACGATATCTACAATGGCTTGTATCGAGCAATCCTGATGTAGATTTCATCTTCATCTTTCCGAGCGGCGTGACTACTTTGCAACTATTCGGAAAAAATGTTTATGTGAACACTTATGAGAATCTCGAGAAGCATACATAGACACGAGAGTTTTCATAGGAGGGTAATATGGTAAAGAAGATTTATCTCGAACATTCTAATCTCAATAAGATGGATCATGTGCTTGGAAAATTCCTTGACCATGACTGCTATGATTTGGTTCTCACGGAAGACGCAGACGTTTATGAACCATTGACGCCATTGCAGATTGCGATGGGTGAAACACATTCCGAAAAGAACATTCTGTGTAAGTTTCGTAAGAACGTGTTTCCGAAGTCTATGACTGATGCAGCGTACAAAGCTCTGCGTTCAGGCGCTATGATGTCTGACAATCGTGGTGTTGCAGCTGGCCTTGACCGTGAAACTGAGTTTCAGCAGCTCCCTGATGGATTAGGTTCTCGTCGTTGGGTCACCGAAAGACACAAGGCGGTCATTGAATATCTAATCGCAGGTTCACCTGTTGATATCAACGGTGAAGACCAGCTCCAGAGAATCTATGATGAAAATCCAAACAAACCACTAAAGAATCGTGGTACTGGCAAAGACGTTTGGGGTATCAAAGAACGTATTAGAAGCGGTGCTATCTGGATTGTTGAGAAGGCAAAGGACTTTAACTTTGACGACTGGTACAATTCTATCAAGGATAAGTCACCTCATGAACGTAAGATGGCAGCTGAACATGTGTATAGAGACCTAGTCTCAGATACAACTTATGCTAATGGCGTTCGTTCTGGCGTAGGCGGTTTCATGGATCGTTATCCGCGTATTCCATTCTGTCGTGAAACTGGTTGGAGTGCGAGCAATCACGATTTGTATCAAGACGCTCTGCCTATGTTCCAAGCAGCTGCGAAAGTCTTTGAGGAAAACTTGCCAGTTCGTTTCGCTGGTCAGATGGAAGCGATGAAAGCTCTTGGTCCTGACTGGCAGATTGGTGATACGCCTTATACGACTCTAACCATCAATCGCGACTTCCGTACAGCTGCGCATCGTGACGTCGGTGACTTGTGTGAATCATGGGAGTCTCATGAGAATCCGCGTGGTTTCTCAAACCTGGCTGTTCTTGATAATGGTAAGGCATACAATGGTTTCTATCTATGCTTCCCTGAGTTCCGTGTAGCAGCTGACATCCGCGCTGGCGACCTGATTATGATGAATGCTCATCGTATTCACTCTAACAGCCCAGCGTTTGACTTCGAAGAAGGTTTTGAGCGTATGTCCGTCGTGATGTACTTCCGCGAATCTATGCTCGCTTGTGGTTCTAAGCAGTATGAAGAAACTCGTAGAAAGTTTGTGTACATGCGTAAGGATAACAAGGAGCATCCGTTGTGGCATGAAGGTTGGAACGGTGTGTCGCCTGGAATGTGGGATAGTGAAGAATGGGCTAACTATCTTGGTTGGAATGGATTCCCGAATGAAGCAAATGAATTGCTAGAGAAACTTGGCTTAGAACCAGCTCATTGATTGAGGATTCGTCATGTATTGTGTGATCCCTGCGGCAGGACGCGGCGTTCGTTTTAACGAACTGGGTAAGAACTATCCAAAGTGCGTCCTGCCGTATCAAGACGTTCCTATCATTGTTCATAACATTCGACTTGCGTTAGAAAGTGGCGCACGTGAAGTATCTATCGTAGTCGGACATCAAGCAGATAAGATTCGCGAGATCGTTGGAATGTATTTCCTTAACGACTCGCGTATTCGTTTTGCTGACTATCAGGAATCAGCAAGCAAAGGTGGACCAGGCGTTTCTATCTACTGTGGCATCCCTAATGATATCGGCGACGAGCCTCTTCTCGTCTTGTTGTCAGATATCGTAGT